TATGCGGGATCTCATAATGCTCTAAAAAATCGTCAAAGTCATTCAGCCAAATGTCACGAATCAAAGGACCGGTAGGTTCCATGACGCAACCGATGAAACCTTGATTAGCAATTGACAGCGCAAGAGTTTTGGCGCACAGTGCTCTAGTTTTGCCTGCACCGTATCCAGCGGATATTGCCAAGATTTGCGAGTCTTGATCTGATACAAAGTCAAGTTGCCCTGGGTGTAGATCAGCCTTGATGCGATCTAACAGCTCGTTTGCATCTTGCAGTGCATGAGCTTCACCTAGCTTTTGCAGAACGTTCCCTTCAGGGACAACATCAAGAATCGACATTACGCAAACATGCTCCGCGCAGTTGCGCACGCTTTTCTTCGATCAAGTGCATCGACGACACTGTGCAGCAGGCTGTCACGCCGTCAATTTTCATGCACACGCGATACATGCTGTCTTCTGTCGGGTCATACCAGAAGTCTTCATTCTTGACAGGCTGAATCTCAGTCATGACACAAGTTGAGCAAGTTTGGCGGCAGTGTTAATACAGCCGAGAGCAACAGAAAGCTGCCCGCGTTTACGAGCTTCCATCTGCAGGGTAGACGCCTGCGACAACAATTCAGACACCATTTCATATCGTTCCATGTCCCAGTCTTCACGCAACAACTCACGCGCTTTCTTAATGTAAGCATCAGCTGTGCGTGATGAGACTCCCCAGTTTTCCGCTGCAAATCGAATGCAATCAGACCGCTTACCACCATTAGCAAGGATGCGTGCGCAGCGATTAGCACGTTCCATTGTTTGTTGTTTTGTGCCTCGATGCGCTGCCATTATTCCTCCTTAGATTCCAGAACCGCTTTTTGACCAGTAAATGCTTCCCATCGCTTGACTACAACATCGCAATAAACCGGTTTTAGCTCAACAGTAAAACAACGACGACCGGTCGCTTGTGCTCCCATCAAGGTAGATCCAGACCCAGCGAAGGGTTCAAGGCATAAGCCATTTTTTGGAAGGCTTGAAAGCATGACGCGTTTCATCATGTCAACAGGCTTAGGAGTTGCATGCCCGTGTCTTTCTTCGCCATGAACGCGAGGAAATTCCCACACATCGCGCATCACGTCATGAGCGTTGTCAAAGTACGAGCGAGCGCCTTGGATCTCTGAAGTCGGACCGCCTTTTACTTTGTCCCATTCTGCCTTAAGAGAGCGCCAGGGGCGTTGGAACAAGCCGGTGAACTTTGCCTGCAAAGTGTTGTAATGTTTTTCAGGGATCAGGGTGAATTGCGAGCGCGTAAACCAATGGCCGTACATTTGCACCCCGCAAAGATCACGGATGCCGTTTGCGTCCATGCCAGCGGCGGAGGCTTGAGATTCAAGATACGAACGAATTGGCTCCCAAGTTTCAGGAAAGTCTGCGGTATTTATGTTGCCTCGGAACTGATTGCCAAGCTGAAAGAACAGGCAGTGCTCAGTAGTGGTGGGGAAGCTGGTTTGTAATTCTGATTTCATGCCAGGGATGCACTTTTTATCCCAGACGATTTGATTGCGAAGCTCCATCTGTTCCGAATCGCCAAGGCCAGCCTTATACCAAAGCCGCCAAAGTTCAGGAGCGTTACCCCAAATGTAGGCACTTGCGTTATCTGTCAGATGTGGGCGAAAAGTATTCCACCAATCCATTTGGAATTGATCAAGTTTTTCGTCGTATAGGTTGTCATTTGCCACGCCATCAGAAGCCTTGCCCATTCCATATGGTGGATCTGCATGAAGCAACGCAGCTTTTTCTCCGTTTAATAAACGCTCAATATCAGTCGGGCAAGTTGAATCGCCACACAGCAACCGATGGTCACCAAGGATCCACAGATCGCCTGGTTTGGTTATTGGATCTTCTGGAGCTTCAGGAACATCATCAGGATCTGTATTTTCTTCACTGGGCAACTTTTCGACTTCGCCAATAATTTCAGCCAGATCATCTTCGTCAAACCAAGGGCTGATGTCTTGTTCTTGACTGAGCTGATGCAGCATTTCTGCATCCCAATCTGATAAGTCGCTGGTGCGGTTATCAGCAAGGGCAAGACCTACCTTTTCGTGTTCTGTTAGATCCGTACGACGAACGGCGATGATTTCATCACCGGCAGTTTCGATGATGCGTACATTTTTGATGCCTGCAGCCTTTGCGCCTTCGATGGTGCCATTGCCTGCAAGGATGCGATTGTCTTCGTCGATGACGATGCTGCGGGCTGCACCGTAACGCTTGATTGATTCTTGAATCAGCTCTGCAGACTGATTGGTGCGTTTACGAGCGTTTTTATGATCTTGCTTGAGATCGTTGATGCTTGTCACGTAGTGAAAGCTTGCATTTGCATTGACTATACCGAGTTTTGTGCATTTAGGAAACGAGCGAATGCGCCGGGACGTGGTTTGAAGCTGCGACGATAGGTTTTGTTGGTGTTTGAGATGTAGAGTTTCCTGCCGTCATCAGTGATGATGTACCTGGCACCACGGGGACTGGTGTGTACTTCGTGGTTGCCGATGTACTTTTCAGAGATGGTTGCCATTGTTTTGGTATTGCTGCCAAAGACTGGTGTAGGTGTTGTGATGCGGATGCCGTTGATCGTGGCGTTTGTCCAAGTGGTAAAGCAGTTCCAGAAGGATGACACGATCCATCATTGCTTCAGTGTCCTGTGCTTCGGGTAGCACGGGCTGCATTGCTTGCGGAGCAATGTCACTGATCCAATCGTTGAAGTAGCTGCTGCTCATTTTGCGGTTGAGGGTTTAGGCGATCAAAGTACAACGACGTGAAATAGTCGTCGTAGGTGTTGAGGATGCTACGCAGCTTTTTGTTGCTGATTCGACGCGATGGTGAAGATTGCAATGGCTGCGGCTTGTTCTGCTTGCTGTGCAGTGAAGATGCCATGGAATCGTTTACGGATGGCAGTTGTCACCTGATGTAGTGCATCAGTGGTGATTGCTTTTTGCTGAAGTGAGTTTCGGATGATGTCAGCACGGGAGCTGTTTTGTTCTTCGGCAAGTTTGTCGATGATTTCAATGTCTTTTTCATCAAGACGCAGTGTGAATCTTTTCAGGGACATCAGCAGCAGTTAAAAGATGAGCCTTGATGCGTTCAAGGTCATTGTTGAAGGATCGTAGCAAGTCTGACGGGATAGGACGTTGCTCTTCGATTGCGTTGTCAGAAATTGCAGCAGCCGTTGCCTTGGCGTCGTCTAAAAGATTAGCGAGGTGATCAATAACAGGATCTTGACGCTTTGAAACGTCGAGCAGATTTGAAAGTTGCATGGGTTGAAATGATGATAGGTAATCATTTAGTAGATCTTTAACACCTTGCAGGTAAGCATCATCAGTGGATGGCTTTTCGCCCATTCTTTTGGCGAGATTGCGACTAGCTCTCCATTCACCTAAGTGAATACCAAGCTTCCATTCAAGGGAGGAACAGGCAACGTATGGGTCTGAGGCATTGGTCATTTCAAAGTTTCTCCTGCATAGTTAAGAAGCGTTTTCAGCCCGAGTTTGCAGTAATTACTGCCATCAGTCGTTGATGCAATATGCGGGCAAACATCAGCAGGTTGTTCAACCCAATCACCAAGTGCTGCCAGCATCGCACGATATTCTTCCCATGTCAGTGAAAGCCATTGCTCACCACGACTTAGGTGCAGGTCAAAGCCTTCACCGTTTTCCCATTGTGTGACTTCAAGGAAGTCGTCAGTGTTTTTGTTGATGGCGTAGTCCTTTAGTTCAACAGACCGTGTGGTGCGTGAGTATTCAACTGGAGGTTTTGGGTTCATCATTTGCTATTTGCGATTAGCGAAGGAGGTTTTGGTGACGCACACCGCGATAACCTTTCGGGAAATCACGCATGTGAACGTTCATATTTGATTTGAAGCCTGGTGATGGTTCATCAAGATCATCGATTGTGACGTAATTGTTTTCAACCATGTACCTGAGTTTCAGGCGGACTGAGGTTACATCAAAAGCAGCGGGCTTCATGCAAAGAAATCCTTAAGGACTGGGTTCGTCGTGGGCTGATCATCAAAACCACGATCAGCAGTGAAGACGCGATGCGCTGGGTGCTTGTGTTCAGGCTCCTGTGCGGGGCTGTAACCGGCTTGTTTGCGTGGTGCGAATACATCACCCCAACCAGAGGCTATGGCGCGTTCTAGAGCCTCATGGCGCTGTTGTGGTGTCATGCTGCGGAGCTTCTTGCAGATGCGATTGAGCACTGGCGTTGAACGCACACCCTTTTTGCACTGCCAGAACTCAATAAGCAAGTCACCGCAACCACTTAGATCACCTGGCACAGACGATGCTGGCAGTTTCTTGAATCGATTCGGATCCTTGTTCCCATTTTCGGCGCTTGCGCCTTGGGTTCTTGTTCTTGGGTTCTTGTTCTTGGGTTCTTGTTCGTCTGTCGTTTTTGCAAGGGGTCCCCTTGCGTTTTTGATAGGGGTCCCCTGTCGTTTTTGTAAGGGGTTACCCCTTTCGTTTTTGACAGGGGTTAAATCTGCAAGGGGTTCCGGCGCATCAGTTTTGACGTGATGAACCGTTGTGTAGCCTGGTCTTTCAATGGATGTGATCCATCCCGTTTCACGCAACCACGACAGTGATCGCCTGATCACGAACTGACTGATGCCGGTTTCGGTGTGGATCGTGTTGATCGAAACCCAGCAGCCTTGATCTGAATTCCATCCGTGACGATGCAAGACGGCATAAACCGCCCATGTAGCAGCATCGGCTTGATCCATGAGCTTGTAGGGAAGTGCAGCGAACCCGCTTGCACTGACTTTGCTTGGCACGTGCTATCCTCCAGTTGTTAGGGGTGTTGTCCTTCTGGACACGCAAGCCACCGTTGGCGCGGTGGCTTTTTTATTGCGTGCCGTTGATTCTACGGCGATTCCACAGACTGGAAATACGCCTTCAG